TACACCACCAGTAGTAATAGAAATTACTTTACCGTTATCAGTTGCCGCAGCTACATAAGCAGATGTTTGGCTGTTTAGTGGTAAAGAACGTAGATTTCCAGCAGTATCTGAAACAAGGCCTGAAACTTCTAGTTTGTAAGTACCTGATGGCGTGTTACCAATACCTACATTACCAGAACTATCTATTCTCATTCGCTCTGATGAATTAGTAATAAAAGCTACATTGTTTGCACCTTCAGTACCTAAAGCAAAATCAGATGTTGAACCACCATAAACTTGGTTGGCAGTACCGATAATGCCAGTGTTTGCACCGTTGTATTTGTAGCGAGTATAAACACCAGTAGAACTATCAAAAGCTGCTGCATACGCATTACCAGAAACATAAAGTCTTACACCGCTAGGACTACTTGTTCCAATGCCCACATTACCAGTATCTTGGATATAAAGTCCTGATGCACCTGAAGCATAAATACCAAACACATCTGTGCTTCCTGATGTATTTGTAGAATCAAGAATCCAACTTTCACCGCCAGTAGCAACTAAATCAAAGAACTTAATTGTTCTTGTGCCACCTTCAATCTTCATTCTTGCACTATTTGCGTTTGTTGTTGTGTTTAGCAACAAATTCCCACTAGCATCTAGTGTCATTGCCTGTGTAAAGGTAATAGCATTTCCTGCTGTGCCTGAAGGGGCATTGAACCATTGATGCTGGCCAGATGTTTGTCTATAAATTGAAGCGTAGTCTGTTTGAATATATGAAACTGCACTTGCTGTTTGTACAAAGTTATAGCTTAAATCAGTTCTTGTGCTTGTTCCACCAACCATAGATGCAGTAGAAAGTTGCATTGCTTTATAGCTACTTGTCCAAGCACTAGGAGTAACTCCCAAGCCAAGGTTGCCTGATGAATCTAGTGTTGCTTGAACTGTGTTGTTGTTACCAAAGTAAGTAGCATCAGCTTCTCGGTTTAAGAAATAAGCAGCAGTTCCGCTTGTATAAATTACATAACCATCTGTAGTTGCAGTTCCGCTAGTGCTGTTTGTAAGCTGAATTCTTGGTGTTGAAGCATCATAGATACTTAGCTTGTAGTTAGGACTACTAGTTCCAATACCAACATTACCGCTAGAGTCAATACGCATACGCTCTGCAAGACCACCAGATTGCCCAGTAGCAAAAGCCATATATGGACTATTGCTGTTATAACTTACAGTAACATATCCGAAAGTTGTTCCACCTGCTCTCCACTCTTGTCTAACTTCAGAAGCAGCATTTGTACTTGGGTTTTCAATAGCAAGTGCTGTAACAGAACCTGCTGTAGATGCTCCTGCAGCTGTTAAGCGATAACTAGGACTACTAGTACCAATACCTAAGTTAGTACCACTAAAATATAAAGAAGAACTAGAACTAAATGCAGAAGTGCCGTTACCATAAGGAATATAACCAGCAGTTAAGCTAGTTAAGCCTGTACCACCATTAGACACATTCAATGTGCCAGCTAATGTAACTGCACCAGTTGTAGCTGTGTTTGGCGTAAAGCCTGTTGTTCCTGCACTAAATGATGAAACGCTTGCACCTACAGATTGCCAAGATGCCGTTGTTCCGTTGCTAGTCAATACTTGACCATTTGTGCCAATACCTAAACGAGTTGCAGTATTTACACCGCTACCAATAATTAGGTCACCAACGCTTGTAATAGGGCTAAGTGCGTTAAAAGCAGCAGAAGCAGTAGTTTGACCTGTACCACCTGAACCAATCGCTAGGGTTGCGGATAAACCAGCCGCAGTTCCTGTTGTATTTTGGTTAAATGTTGGCCAAGTAAATGTACCTGTGCTGAAATTACCTGATTGTGGCGTTCCCAAAATAGGGGTCACCAAGGTCGGGCTGTTAGCAAATACTAAAGAACCTGAGCCAGTTTCATCCGTAACAGCAGAGGCTAAATTGGCGCTTGTTGGCGTTGCAAGCCAAGTGGCTACCCCAGTACCTAATCCTGTAATTGAGCCAACAGCAGGCGTAACAGTCGTATTTCCAGCCAAAGTTAGCTGACCTTGTGCGTTTACTGTAAATGTGCCTACTTGTGTTGCACTGCCATAAGAACCAGCAGTAACGGCTGTATTAGCAATACTGAATTGAGTACCAACTAACTGTAAGCCTGTACCTGCTGTGTAAGTTAAAGAAATAGATAAACTAAACCAATTAAGGGCTGTAACACCTAACGTACCGCCTGGTTGTGCAGAACAATACCAAGTAGAGCCAGCGTTGCCTGAACCTGAAATAACGAAAATAACAGCACCTTCATATTCAGCCCATGTATCAGCACCAGGTGTTCTAGTCCATGCACCAGCAGATACTGTATAAATACCGTTTTCTGAAGCTGTTGACTGGTTTTTTACCAATACAACATCACCAGCTACAACTGCAACGTTATCAATAGTTTGTGTGCCTGATAGCGTAATATTCGCTGTAGTGGCACATAAAGCAGGTGATTTCCAAGAAATACCAGCAACAAAGTTATCCACATAAGACTTGTTTGTGATGTCTGTTGGACTAACTGGAGTTGTAGAAATCGTGCCTGTTGTGGTCGCTAAACTAGTAAAAGTGCCAGCAGCAGGTGTTGTTCCACCAATAACAGAACTATCAATTGTGCTGTTTGTGATGTGTAAACCGCTTTGAGAAGGGTCAACGCTTGCATAAAATGGCTGACCCTGTCCAATAAAAGTAACAAAGTTGTTATTTACATCAAAATAAGCCTGAACAGGCAGTAAATTCTGAACCGCTGAATTAGATGGGTTAGCCATGAAACTTCCTTATGCCAATAAAACTGGCGTAATCAATAGAGTTGAGCCTGTTGCGTCACCAATAGCTTTAACGTAGCACACGCCTTGTGGGGCAGCTAGAACTAAAGGAGTTGGCATATTTGGTGGCAATACAAAAGAACCTGCGTTACCGCTAGTTGCAATTGCTGGAGTTGCCACTGTGCTTGTGTTTGAAAACTCAATAGCAGCTTTACCACCACCAGTATTCCAAACAGCTAAATAGTTGTTTTGAACGTTGCCAAGTGGAGTAATTGTTACTACTGACGATGCTGATGTAGTGAGGGTCAAAAGGGTTGTTTGACCATTTGGGCGTAGTGTTAGAGCAGTCATAATATCCTCTTAAAGGGTTAGCTTATTATATTCTTAAATGCAAAAAAAACCATCCTTTTTAGGGGATGGCTTTTCTTTTTGAACACAAGTCGATTAGCTAGAAGCTACAAGACCTTTATTCTTTAGTGCTGTGATGATTGCATTAACAGCAGTAGCGATTTCTGTGCCTGTTGCACTATTGCTAATAGCAGCAATAGTAGCAGCTTGAGCCACAGGAGTTGCACCGTGGAAACCAACCAAGTTAGATGCTGAACCACCTAACAAAACACCGTTAGAAGCGTCGCCATTAAATAAATAAATTGGCGTTACTGTTGATGCTGGACCTGGATTAGACATGATTTATTCCTTAAAAAATTAGTTTAAAAAGTGGGGATTTCTCCCCACGTTCTATTAGCTAGCGATACGGCAAGCCAATTCAGGATACAAAGGAGCCCAACCGTACAACACGTCTAAACGAGTTGGGATTGAGTCATTGTTAATCGTGTATTGACGAACCACACGCATTGACAAGCCAAGCTCTTTATCAGAAGCACGGCCTGCAAAATGCACACCTTCAGGCAACTCAAGGTCGGCCACTGCAAGAGTGAACGCATTGCGGTGCATAAGGATGTTTTGTGGTGATACTGTACCAGTCTTGTTAAAGAAGTTAACTGTCTTAGTAGAACCAGCTGGAGAAATAACAACGTTTTGGAATTGACCAGCAGAAATAACGGCTGGAGAAACCACAACTTGCATTGTGCCATCTGTACCTGTAACAGCAGTCTTAACAACGAAGTTACGCAACTTACCATAAGATTGACGGTTTTGTGGGTTAGCACCATAAACGCCATCGATAGTGAATGTGTCACCAGCGTTAAGAGCAACAGTACCAGTAGCTGTCAAAGTGATTGTGCTTGTTGAAGCCCAACCGCTTGTCAAGAAACCAGCGCCAGTTGTTGTGTTGCAAGTAGCTGTACCAGCAAAAGAACCGAAAGTTTGTGATACAACGTTTTGGTCTGTGTACCAGTTCATACCAGCAGAGTCACGACCCATTAAACCTTTTCTGTATTGCTCAGAAATAGTTGTTTGTGGGTTGAACAAGCCTTTTAGGTTGTTAACGATAGTTGCACCAGCAAATGGCTCAATAACTACTGAACGGCGACCGTCACGTGGAGCTGCTTCTGAGTCCAAATATGCACCAGCTGTTAAGAAAGTGATAAGGTCTGTAGGAGCAACGCCTGCTGTACCAACGATGTTAGCTGTGTTAGCTACTGCCATAACTTGACCATCACGGTCGATTTTGTTGGCGATAGCAGCAACTGCTGGCTTCAATACACGGTCAGAGAACATATCCAAAGACAATGCCAAATCTTGTGTTGTGAACTGTGTGTCAACGTGGAACTGTGTTGACAAAGTTACAGGCACAGAAGTTTCATTGAAATCTTCAACGTTTAGAGCTGGGCCAGTTGTACCGATGAAACGGCCTGGGCGACGTACGTTTACTGTGTTACCGATTTTTGCGCCAACTACAGCGAATTGGTCATCATAGTTACGGTCAACTTCAGAAGTGAATGTTAGTTCGTTTTCTAAAACCATCAACGCTTCGTTGGTGATTTTCGATATGGTTAGTAAATTATTTGACATCTTAATATCCTTAAAAAGTTTGGTTTAACCCTTACCTAATCTTTCCAGCTCGGCGCATCTCTCTCCACTGTTTTGCTGTTCCGAAGAACTCACCGTTTGAATCAATCGGTGTATCAGTAGAAGCAGACGTTGCCTTTAATGGATTAATAGGCGCAGGTGCTTTAGATTTTGTTGCAACAGGCTTACTAGGTTCAGCTTTTGGCGTTTCCGCTTTCTGCTCATACCTTGCTTCCAATTTACCAATCTCTTTCAAAGCTCTAGCGGTTGAATAGCCAGCTAATTGCTCGGCAAACTCAGGGTTTTCAGCTAAGTGATATAGGATTCGTGGCCCTACTTCACTCTCAATAATTGCGTCTTTTACTTGGTCACTTACCATGACTTCGGCAGATGCAATCATTTCCTCATAATCAGGTAATTCAGCCATAACTGCTTCTTGGCGTTTATTCCAAGTATCAATTTGGGCTTGTTTCTCAGCCTGAATACGTGCTTCTTCTTCCCTTTGCTTCAACTGCTTAATTGCATTTTCAGCCGACCATTCACTTAAAGCCTTTGCATATTCAAAAGCATCAGCAAACTGGTGCGGTTGCGGTTCTTCGTCAACAAAAGTCTGTGTAGGACTAGCTTGTTTCTTAAGTTCCTGCAATTCCCTTTCTAAATCTGCTGCTCTTTGGCGCTCTCGTTCAGCTTCCTGACGAGCCTGCTCACGTTCGCTAGTCAATTTAGAAAAGCGCTTCTCCAATTTTGGGTTGGGCTTGCGTTCCTCTGTTACTACCTCTTCCTCTGCTTGTGGTTCATTCTCACTTTCTGCGCTTATCGGCTCTGTAGGAGGTTCCTCATCGACTACAGCCTCAATAGGTGCTTCAGTAGCTAAACCCAACTTTTGGGCATGGAATTCGGCCAAGTTTTCACTTGTTACTACACTTGATGCTTCTCTTACTTCTGACATGGACTTAACTCCAAGAATTATCCCCGTGAACCCACGGGTAGGTCTTACAAATATATCTTAATACTATTTTATTATTTGCACAATTAAATAGCTCTTTCAATCGCTTCTGCATCCGCTACTTTTTCAGCTTGACCGTTCATGTGGTTCATCAAAATTGCAACGTAAGCCTTAAGTTGTTCAATCTCATAACGTGTTTCGTTATCCAACTGACTATCTTCACGGCGCTGTTCTGTAACAGTTTCAGTATCGTGAGCCTTAGCAGTAACATCCATAAGTTTGCGCTTGGTTGCGCCTTCTTCTTGCATTTGCTTGATAGTAGCGCTGTGTTTGATATCCAAAGCCAAAGCTTGAATTTGCTGGTCTTTCTCTTCCAACAACTTCTGAGCTTGAGCCAACTGCATCTGAATTTGCGGTGGAATGTCTGATTTTTCGTCAATTTGAGCCAATGGATTAGCCGCAGCCAAACGGTCAGCAATAACGTCAGCGCCAGGGAAGTCCATGTTGCGGAATACTAAGTCACCAGCGATTTGGAATAGTTGTTCGTTAGATGACAACAAAGGCATCATTGATGCAACAGCTTCTTGACGTTTAGAGTTAAAACCTGGGCCTGTTTCCATAACTACGTCATATTGACCAACAGTTACGTCGTTTAGGATAGCTTCCACGCCCATTTCATCGACTGTTTTTTGGTTAAGAGTAACGATTTCAGGTTTGCCGTCTTCACCAATAATACGCATTACACGCTCTGAATCGTAAATCTTAGGAATTAAGTCCAAAATAATCTTGCCTGTCCAACGAATAGAACGAGTAAGGTTGTCATAGAAATGGAAGTTAGACATATCAGCTTGTTGCTGTTGTCCGTTGATAGCCTTACCTGAGATATTGCCTTGGTCTAGTTGTGATGGGTCAAAAATACCCAATACAGACATTAAATCTTGATTTACAGAGCCAAGCGCAGTAATGATGCCGTCAGGTGGTGGTTCAGGTTGCAAACGTGTAGGAGGTGGAGCATCTCTGCCCTCGATATCCTTTTGCTTGTAACGCAATAGCGGATAAGCCTGTACGTTAGCGTTTGCCCACTCAGCTTCGTGACCTTCATCTTGACCCTCAGCCATAAGCCACTTAGCTTTAGGGGCAAGGGCAACTGATTCCGTGAAAGAAGTAGTCCAAAAGTTATACATACGTTGTGGGTCTTTAGCCATACGAACCAAGCCGTATTTCTTGCGCTTGTTTTCCACAACAAACTGCTGACCATATACAGGTACAACAGGGATATATTTACCAGCCCAAACGCCTTCTTCTAGCACTTCCATGCCAGTTAGCTTGCACCAATGGATTTCTTTTTTAACTGTTGGGCGCTTGCTTACGATATCAGCTTTGCTACCCTCAAACTCATCTTCATAAACTTTTGTGCCGTCTTGCAACAATAAAAGGTTAGTTTTGATGCGTTTTGTATAGAAATATTCTGCAATACGGATATCTTCACGCATTACCCATTCAGCGTCATCATCGCCTGTGCCACGTTGATAAAATCCTGAGCCATCGTCAGCTTGCGGATACATTTTGTGAAAGGCTTCCTTACTAATAACCTCAGTAATTAGGCAACGTTCTGCGTCTGAGCCGTCAGGGGCAATAGAATTAGGGTCAAAATAAACTGTGAACGGGTTAGTAATCTGCTTAATATAGATTTCTTGGTCAAAGCTATCGTCAGCCACATAGTCGGTAACAATACGCCAATATCCCCACCCCATGCGAACTGCGTAATCTACGGCGTTGTCATAGGCTTGGTCTGCGTCTGATTGGACTTCAATATGACGAGTAATACCAGTAATGATTTGGGCTAGTTTTTCGTCAGATTCGTTATTCATGCCGTGCGCTTTAATACGTGGGCGCTGTTGGCGAATATTATTAATAACTTGACGGCAATATGGGTCAATCTTGTTAATAGTTAAACAAGGGCGAGCCTCTAGTGTTCGGGAGTTTTGAATTTCAACTGGCCATTGGTCACCAGCTGCGAACTTTAAATCTTCTAATGCTTCTGAGCGATTGTTTGAGTCCGCTTCGTTGCATAGCCTTAAGAACTTTTTAGCTTCGTCAATACGAGCATCAAATTCATCATCTCTATATTCAGCCATTTTTTATCCCATCCAACTTGCGCCTGGTCTAAACGTAGGCTTACTCAGCTTAGGTTTGCGAGGCTCGTTAACCATCAATCCAATATACCTAAATGCGTCTGCACCATGCGAATAGTTGTCATGTAATGGCTTTTGACTAAACATTTTCGTTTCAGGGTCAACGTCATAGCGGTAATGTCTTAAGCATTGTATTCCATCGTGACAATTTTCTCTATCAAAATAACACTTAGAAAATATCATTCTCGATGCGTTTATTGAATCAAGAATTGGCACTCTTGGCAATACCCTAGTATTAAATCCTGCTGAATGGACTATTTCCTCAACTGATTTACCGTTAGATGCTATGTTTTTACTTCCAGCATCGTGTGGCAACCAAAGCGTGTCGTAAACATAACCAAACGTTTGCATCTTAGCTAAGTAATAAGCCATAGTTTGTTGGCTATCTTCCATGTATCGGATTAGCCTAGTTTCCATACCAATAAATTGCACAAACCATACGGCAGTTTTATCCGCCCAACCTAAGTCAAATACAGCATGAACAGGTTTGATTGGGTCATACGGCACACGGGTAATTCTGCCCTCTAGCTCTGCCATAGTCATTTCTTTAGCAAAGATAGCGCCATCTACTGTTTGACGGCATAAACCTTCCCAAACGGTGTTATATGCCTCTTGGTCACGCATAAACAGCTCATCTTTTTCCTTTCTGAGCGTTTCAGGAAACCAAGGGTTGTCAGACCAGTTAATCTTAGTAACAACGGATTCTTTTGGTGGGTTTAATACGAACTTTTGGTAAGTTTCGTCAGTTTCTAGCTCGGGGTTAAAGCTAATCCATATCTCTGAATCTTCTTTACGGATAGTAGGAATAAGCACATCCCAAGAATGACGGCTTACAGATTGAGCTTCTTCCACCCAGCAAATATCCACGCCCTCGTAAGACTTGATGTTGTTGGTGTTGTTTTTAATACCCACAAAGCTAAACTCTGTGCCATTACGCCCACGAATAGAAGCCTGGGTTATTTCGTAAAAGCTCTGCATACCCATAGCGTAGATTTGGTCACTTAATAGCTTGTGAACCGAATCCTTCATAGATATTTGGAATTCACGGGCGCACAGGATACGCAACGTGGACTTATAACCCTTAATTAGTAATGCACGGGCTATGTTCCACGATTTAGAGCCACCACGACCCCCATAAAGCACCCTGTAGCGCATTTTTTCAGGAACAAACAAGCACTCCAGCTTTAGAGGAAACTCTATCTTGGCTAGGTTATTGCGTATTTCCTGATGGTTTACAGGCGTTACTTCTAGATTGGAATGCTCTAGTTGGTTATTCATTAGGCTTTACAAAAGTAATCTGAATATCCATTGGTTCACCGTCAACACCCGACAACTCTTGCTTAATCTTTTCAGACCAGCCCATTTGAGCCTTAGTCCACCAAATTCCAGCCGTTGTGTCGCCCTTAATAGCTTTATTGAATAAAGTGTTGGCTATCTTAGCGGAAGCCTTAGCTTTACCAACAGCAAGCTCGGTCTTGTAGTGTTTGCGTAACGTTACGTCTGAAATACCTAACAGCGCCGCTATTTGTTCGTGAGGCAAGCCTAAGCCACTTGCGCTTTCAGCTTGCGCTCTTGTCGCCTCAGTCGGTATATGTGCGTTGTTTATGTTTGCCATTTTATTGAGGTAAAACCATTAAGCTTCATTAAGAGCTAAGTCGTTGTTTTTTAAGAGAACAGCCGTTTTTCCTGTGAACTCTTCCCAACGCTTAACAATGACATCGCAATACTTAGGGTCAAGTTCCATAATTCTTGCGGTTCTATTAAGTTTTTCGCAAGCAATAATAGTTGTTCCGCTACCACCAAATAAATCTAAAACTATGCCATTTATTTGACTTCCATCGTTAATTGCTTTTTCAACTAACTCAACAGGTTTCATGGTTGGATGAAGGTCATTTTTAGCTGTTCGACTAATTCTCCAAATATCCATTCCGTTTTTACCGCCATAAAACTTATGATTATTTACCCAGCCATAAAACATAGGTTCATACATACTCATATAGTCACTATTGCTAAGTGTGTGGTTTCCTTTGTCCCAAATTACTAAAGAACGGCACTTTAAACCAACTCTATTCATGCTTTCGTAATACTTATCTATGCCTAAACGATAAAAAGTTATATAAAAAGCGCCATCTACTTTAATTTTAATAATTGAATTAATTGCGTCTAAAAAATCATTACCTTCTGATTCTGACATCTTATCGTTTTTAATAGCGCCATGTTTAGCATTAAATGATTTAGAACCATCTGCATGAATACCGCCCGTAAAATCCATTAAATAAGGCGGGTCTGTAAAAATCATGTTTGCGGTTTCGGGCATTAATTTTTCTACCGCATCGATACTAGTGCTGTCGCCGCACATAAGCCTGTGGTTGCCGAGAATATAAATATCGCCAGGCTTAGTTTTTGGGTCTTTAGGTACTTCAGGAACTGCATCTTCGTCAGTTAAACCTTCTATTTGTTCGGGTTCTAGGAGTTTATTTAGCTCTTTAGGGTCAAAGCCTATTAAATCCAAATCAAAGCCATCAGCTTGTAAATCAGCTAATTCTAGGGAAAGCATAGATGTATCCCACCCTGAATTCATAGCTAATTGGTTATCAGCAATGATGTAGGCTTTCTTTTGGGTTTCGGTCATGTCTTTTAGCTCGATAACAGGAACTTCTGTGTGGCCGAGCTTACGGGCTGCCATTAAGCGCCCATGACCTGCAATGATGCCGTTTTCCCCGTCTACAAGAATAGGATTAGTCCACCCAAACTCTTTAATGCTAGCTGCTATTTGAGCAACTTGGGCATCAGAGTGGGTGCGACTATTTCTTGCGTAGGGTATTAACTCCTCAACCTTCCGCTGAGTTATTTTCATTAGCATCCCCTTGTGATTGGGCTTGTTGGGATGCGATTGCTTGTTGGTTAACAACTGACCAAACTGGGCCAGCTACCTCTAATGGCAATTTTCCCAAACCAGCCAAAACAACATTAACTTGCTCGATTGTTAGCTCTAGTTTGATATTCATTTTTTACCTTTCTTTGCTTCTCTTTTTACATTGTACGCAATTGCAACAGCTTGTGCTGGTTTTTTTCCAGCCTTCAACTCCGCTTTTACGTTGGATTTAAATGCTTCTTTTGATGTTGATTTCTTAAGTGGCACTTGCGCTCTCCCTGTCGGTGATAAAACAAACATCCTGCCAAGACATGACAAGATAACGGATTCCATCTTCAAAATACTCTTGGTATTTCAAGTATTCGTCAGTCCCCATAGTGCCAAAGCGAACATAGTCGCCCACACTTACAGGCATAGGTTCACGCTTATCTATTCCGACCTTTTTGCCTGGACCAACCGCTACAACTTCGCCCATGTTGTCCTTTTCATCCATGATAACTTCTAGGATTTGGGATTTAACACGAACGTCGGGGCGCACCACAATCTTGTCGTTCATAGGTTTTAGGTTCATTTTTTCTCCTTTTTAGGTCTGCCAGCCTTTTTAGCTGGAACAATAGGTTCAGGTTCTTTCGATATGAAAGTAACGATTGTTTCTACTGCTTTGGAGGACTTATTAGGAGAAAATTCACCGCACCAATCAGCGTTGTGCTTATTGATGACTTCGGGATACCGCTTGCAAAGACCTAATCCTCTGTCATTAATAATGAAAAATAGACAGGAATTACAGGTTTCACTAGAATTTATATCAGCCAAAATAACTCCTTCACAGTTATAAGGTCAGAACCCCTTAGATAGTTTGAGCTGTCTAGGGGGTTCGTTTTAATTACTTGTAGCAGTCACGTGTATGTGTGTAGCAAACGCCAGCTGTGCGACCAGTGTCAAACTTCTTGTCAGCGCCAACGCCATCTTCTTTACCCATACCAACGCCACCACGAATAGTGGCACGGCGCTCACCAGTTTTGTCGCTAGATGTTGCACCTGCTGGAGCTTTTGCGCCAGTTGTTGAAGGTACGCCCTTCATTGAATCCATCTTACCCATGTTAATTTCCTTTTTGCAAAAAGAACCACCCAATGTGGTTAATTTATTTTATTTCAAGAATTTCAGCTTGTAAACCGTCGTATTGATTAAATCAGCTATTTCATCAACTATATTTTGCAACTCAGAATCTTGTGGCAAATGCTCACGGCTTTGTTCTACAAATTGCTGAATAGTTTGTAAGTATTGAAGTGGCTCTTTAGCAAAGTCGTATTCTTGAGGATAGTCCTCAATCTGACCATATTTGCCTTGATATGCTTCTGTGAACTGGTCAACCAAATCAATAATCTCGGTGTAATAGTCGCCAAGAGCCATGTGTTCGGCAAATGATTTAGTCATTAAATGCTGTAAATGGGTAACTGTTCCACTATGCAGTAGAACAAGAACAAACATAGCCGTTTCGTTATGGTTCATATTTGACCCTAAAAAGACCCCCCGAGGGAATGGGGGTTAATAATCGCTTTAATGTTGCAGGTTCATTATCGTCTATTTCTTTTCTCAAAACAACTAGCACATAACCATTTTTGATTAAGCCCGTTATTAAACTTCCAATATTGACCAAATTCTTTGGGTTTCTTTTGTTTGCAGGATTCACACTCTTGCCTGGTTCTGTCGCCATTATTCTTATCGTGGTTCAACATCTATCTCATCAATCATTACTAAACAACCGCCACCTTTGCGGATTTCTCCACGCTGGACTATCAAAATATCAATTTGCTCATCATTATCAAATACGCCAGCCTCTGCCAAAGCATCCCAAAGCGCCTTGATTCGATTATCTATGTCTTGCTTACGTCTATCCCTTGGGTAGAGCGTAACTTGCATTTGTAGGCGTTTTTCGCCTAATTTAGGCACTCTGTTTTCAATAACGTAATCTTGCACGGCAATTTTAAATTCTTTGCCAGCTTTTGAAACAAAGCGACGGTGGCCATGAACACCCCAATAGTGGTTTACAGAAGGGGGCAAAGGTAAATTAAGAACTAACATTAATCACCACAAAAGCAAGGGATTGCTTCCTCTGTTTTGTCAAACATATCATCGTGGCTAAGTGCAAATTCTTTTAGTTTTGCGTAACTTGGGCGGTCTTTTCTAAACCTGCCACCATCGCCAAAAGTTTTATTCGATGTCTGGACAGACATCTCAGCTTTAATCCACCAATCTGCTCTTTCGGGTTTTTCTTTAATTAAACTAATAATTTGATGAGTTGGCTTTAAAAAGCATAAATCGCAGTTGCCATGCATAGTTACGCCGTTCATATTTGGCAATTTAAGGTCAAACGGCTGCTTTTTCCAAAATTCACCAACTATTTGCTTGGTAACGCCATCTGTAACTAATGGAGTTCTGCCTCTGTCCATTTTGGCAGCTCTACGCATTTCATCGGCTCTAATACCTACCCAATCCATATTTTCGTTATGTTCCCATCCTTTTGCTTTCAAAAAAGCATGAATGGCTCGTATTTTGAGCCTAGCTGTGCATATTCTAGCAACTGGATTAGGAAGATAGCCTGTGGATTCATGAATTAAATCCATAAATGGCTCACCGTTGCGACTTGCGGTTTCAAAAGTAACCTCTTTCCAACGGTCTGCTATTTTTTCAGCAAATTGATATTCAATCCAATGAATTTTGACATTCCAATGTTTTTCGCAATCTCTGACAAATTCAAGCGTAGCTTCTTCTTCCTTACCAGTATTGGCAAAACAAACAATTGCATCATCAGGCAAACCATTATTTGCTTCTAATATTTTCCAAAGCATATATGCAGAAGTACGGCCACCGCTAAAACTAATAACAGTTGGTTCAATAATTTTATAAGGACTCAAGTAATTCCCCTGTCATTTTGACCAAATCTTCTTGTCCAATTTGATAATGTTTTTCAAACCCTTTTGCTCCAAGACCATGAACACCTGTATTTCCTCGGTGGTGTTCAACGCAGAGTCCAATAACTGGAGCATTAGCTCTTTTACCGCCAAAGCGTCTAACGTGGTGGATTTCGACTCCGCTGTCGTATCTGTGGCCCAAGTGACGGCATAAGATACAACCAAGTCTTGCGACTCGGTCATAGTGTTCTCGTTCACTTTTGTTCATGGTGCATTTGTTGAGAAATATCTTCTAGCTGCTGGCTTAGGTCTACCAATGAAATGCTTAAATCGTAAGCAGTTTCCCAGTCTTTAGCTAATGTAGCGTTTTCATACGCTTTGATGGTGTGCTTTATTTCAAGCAATGTTTCTGAAAAATCAAAAAATGTTGGGTTTTTTACGGCAAAGTTGATTGCCTTGTTTAATGTGTCGTTCATACGTTCCTTATCATTTTGTCAAATTGTCGTTCATTGGCTTGTTGAGTGCGCCAGGTTTCCCACCGTAATTCTGCACATTTAATTTGCAGTTTAAGCACTTCAACCTCGTGAGTTGCTATGCCGATAGCTTTCCAGTGGTCTTTATATTGAGGGCTGGCGTAGGCTTCACGTTCTTGGCCAGCAATAGTTGTTTCGTTGCTAGCCTTCATTAAATCAGCTTTTAGCGAGCTTTTAGCGTTTTCTAGGTCAGACAATACTTGCTTGGCTTTAGCAAATCTAGGCGCTAACTCCCATATTGTGTTTATACATTTATTTGGGTCTATTTCCATAATCCTTTTTCTCCTCGGTTACCTTTGCTCCATTGGTCTGCAATGTCTGTTCTGAGTTTTGCAATTCTTGAACTAAATCCAGTAGTTTGTATATATCTTTGAAATCTTTGCAAACCCCACTCTTTGCGCCATTTGAGGAGTTGCCTGACTTCACATTGGTGTCTGTATTCTTCATTTGTCATGTAAATAAAAGTTGTTGAGTTTTAACTTCACCGCCTGAGTCGTATCTTTTATTCTCAAATTTTGGATATGGTTCTTGTTGATAATTAAGTTTACTTAATAAATGTTTCTTTTGCAATCTATTTCCATGAATAAAAATGTACCTATGTTTGGCGCTTCTAAATTGCCTAATAGTTGGGTCAGTTGCGTGTCTAGAATGCTTACCTTCGCCAGCATACATATCGGTTCGCTCTTTGGTTGTTCCAGTAAACATAAAATTGGTGGCCTGGTATATGTATCCAGTATGCCCTTGAGCGCTATCGGCGTAAGAAACAATAATCATTGGCTTTGGCAGTAGTTTTATGGAATTACCAACCAAATAACTGGCTTCATTTTTTAAATTGTTTAGCAAGCACAGCCTATTTAATTCAATAACTAAATGCTTGTTTTCAACCCCACAAACGCCCTCACAAAGCGAATTAGATGCTGGCATACCGTAAGTTACCACTCCGACCAATTTAGAGTCCCTATATAGCCCAAAAGCGTAACTGATAGAAGGTAAACGTTTAGCGTAATGTTTTTCCAATATCCAAGGGGTTGCTTCCTCGGGTTTTATAGGCAAAACAATCAAAATGGTGCATCCTCATAAATAATTTTTGGTTGTTTGACCCTAGTAAAAGTCCAACCAGCTCGCAACTCAGTAATGTGTTTGGCTTCCCAAAGGCTAGAAACTATCCGCATCTTTTCGCCAGTTTCGTCAAATATGTGGTATTTCATTGCATCGCCTTTTTAGCCATAACTAGTAGGCATTTTTCTTTGAGTTGTTGATAAGTAAGTCCCATGCTATGAACGCCAAGTTCGTTAGCTTTGGCAACAATACCTTGGTCAGTAAACATCCAAGATTTATCTTCTTTAGCAACAGAAGTCGCAACAGCACGTTGATTACGCACCCAGTTTCGCCAAGTAGCAGTCCAATCTAGTTTTGCGCCTTTTTGACCGCCCTGAGCAACCCAGTAGTCTTTAAATTGGTCAAAAACATCATGTGGTTTTAAATCAGGTCTTGTTTCTTTGCAAAACTCAAACCACTCTATTGGCAAAACCGTAATATCTAAACGCTTTGCCTTGGGTGCTTTAGCACCAATATTATTATTTATATTCTCTTCTCTTCTCTTCTCTGGTAACGCAGTTGTAACGCTAGAACCGTTACGGTGTTTTTCTACCCTGTCCTTGCCTAAAGCCCTAGATTTAGCGGACTTTCCATTGTGATAGCCAAAATTTACCATCGTCAAAACGCTACCATTTTGTTCTAACCAACCAACAAACATCATCTGTTCGCCAAAACCAGTAACGCCTGTGATACGGTCTAGAAACGCTAATGTAACGCTGTCTGCGTTACCATCTACGGTGTGTTTATCAAACCAAGACCAAACTCTTATAAGTTTTCCAACTACTGCATCAGGGTCTATTCCTAATCTGCTAGCAATTGCAACAACCTCAGGCTTGTCGGGGGTGTCTATTTGGAACTTAATCCAATCACCAGCCATGTTTTTCTCCAATAAAAAAAGCCCTAGGCGACACTCTCAGCGTTTTAAGCTGTTGGCGGACTGGGTTAGTACCAGCAGAGTGCCGTCTAAGGCTTACTAACGAATCACCGCCAAGTGATGTATTCATGGTCATTCTAACTCAGGCCAAACAAATCTGTAAACTTTTGGAAACATATTTTTACGGCTCATAAGACCGTTGCTACATTTTTCTATTTCAGCGCCCATAAATATCAACTTATCGTAAGGAATGCCGTTGATTTTCCATTGAGCTACGGCTGGTGGCGTTACTTTGCACAACCTGGCAACCGCCGTTGTACCGCCTAAAAGTTCAATAATTTGTGAGTCAGTTAATTTCATAATTAAGATAAGTATAGCGTGGAAAATATATTTTTACAAGGGGGTTGACATATCTTTTTAGTGCGCTTAATATGTAATTACTGCAATTCGCAGTGAGAATAGGAGTAAATATGAACCAAGAAGAATTTGTTGCAATGCAAGAACAAGAAGAACGCCTAGAGATAGCTTTAGAACGCATGGAAGCTGGCGATTTCTTATCAGACGATGACATCTCAGTTATTCGTTGGGCGTGTGGAAAACCATCTAAACCAAAGTCAAAATTAGCCCCTGTATTTGAGGATTGGGCATCTATTTTTAGAAAAGAAGGAGTAATTTAATGATTATCAGAGAAACCCGTTCAGAATCTACTTTCAAACTACCGCCAAGCGGTTCACATTTGGGTCGTTTATATCGCATTTTAGACCTAGGTACACAAAAAGTTGAGTGGCAAGGCGCTATCAAAATGCAACGCAAGCTCATGTTTTCTTTTGAGCTACACGGTGAAGATAACGATGGCAACGCACTAACTTTAGATGACGGCAAGCCGTTAATGATTTCTAAGCGCTATACGATGTCTTTGGGCGAACAATCTACGCTCCGTAAAGACCTAGAATCATGGCGTGGTAAAAAGTTCACACCCGAAGAATTACAAGGCTTTGATATTAGCGTTTTATTGGGTAAGTTTGCTATGTGCAACGTTACTCATAACGACCGTGAAGGCAAAACATACGCTAATTTGTCAGGTCTTAGCCAAGTGCCAGCAGCTCTTAAGAAGTTGCCAGAACCTAAAGGCGTAAACGAGTTGTTTATTCTTAGCTTAGATGAATTTGACCAAGCTAAGTTTGACAGCCTATCAGATGGACTTAAAGACATCATCAAAAAATCTGCTGAATGGCGTGGCACTAACGGAGAAGAAGAAGCCAACCAAGCTATTTCTACAGCGTTAGCTGATATTAAAGATGACGATATGCCCTTTTAACTAATTATGGGGGAACGGACAGATGCTATCTGCAAACGTGGGCTACCGACCATTTAGCGATAGTGCAGACTTAGTACCCCACCTCTCAATATGAACAAAAAAGAAAAAATCGAATACTTGATTGAACGCATGAAAACAGAACCAATGAGCAGACATCAAATGGCTGATGCAGTAGGTATGTCAGTTAAATCGGTCTGCAAATACATCACTGAAATGCGATTCTTTAAAAAGATACACATTTACAAATATGAACGCACCGTGGGGCAATTTACGGTGTTTTACATGGCTGGCAATCAACCAGACGCACCTAAACCATTAGCGTTTAGCCAAGAAGAATACAACAAAAAATACCGTTTAAAACCTAAAGAACACGTCAGAAGACCAGCTAGATTTACACCTAGACCTGACATTGCTGCCAGTTGGATGTTTAACCCATGCTAACCATACTAATCACTATCTTTGCTGGCATTGGTTTGCTAGGGTTGGCCATATTCTCCATAGTTCTTGCCTTATGGTGGTCACAAAGATGAGTCCTACAGCTCGTAAAACAGCGTTTGTAGTCGCTTTTATAGTCGGTCTGGTGCTGATGTATGGCTACGGTTACAGAAGTGGTAGAAACGCCCAATTAAGCATGGATACAGTCATGGAAATAGTTAAAGCGCAATACATTTGCAGAATGGAGATGAAATGAAAGAAGAAGCATTGAAGTTAGCTGATGAATTGGATGGAAATATTTCAATTTATAGAGAATCTGCTGACATGATTCGCAGACTTGTAGAAGAATTGGATAAAAAGCCATTAAGTAATCAAGAAATACTTAAATTTATTCATGAAAAATTTGTCAAGTTTGGTTTTGAAGCTGACTACATTCTTGATGATAATGAGTTAATTGAATTTGCTAGAGCAATAGAAGAAAGGCATGGGATTAAATGATAATTAAACAAAAAAACAGTGAGTCCAGTCACTGGTACACAAAAACTGGTGAGTCAGCGTATCAAGTTGAAGGTAAAACAGGTTTAAGAGCTACTACATTGCGTGATGCTCGCAAATTAGACCTAGTACCATCAGTTACAACTATCTTGGGTGTGGCAGCTAAACCAGCCCTAACCAACTGGTTACAAACACAGGTATTGTTGTCAGCTTTAACACTACCCAGAGAACTTAACGAACCTGAAAAGGATTGGCTAGAGCGAGTAATGGCTGATTCTAAGGTTCAAGGTCAAGAAGCAGCCAAACGTGGTACTAAGATTCACAGCGTGATTGAATCGTATTTTGACCAAAAACCAGAGTTGGAATGGCCAGAGTATGTCAAGAACGTAGATAAAGCCCTCACAGACGCATTTGGAGCGCAACTGTGGAACTCTGAGAAGTCTTTTGCCCATGAGCTAGGGTACGGTGGAAAGATTGACCTAAGCGCCCCTAATATCGTTGTGGACTACAAGACCAAAGAAACAGATTTAGCTAAGGTTGAGCCGTATCACGAACATGAGATGCAATTAGCCGCCTATTGCGTTGGTCTTGGGTACAAACTTGAAGAATGTAGAGCTGCGATTGTGTTTGTCAACGGCACTACTAATGAAGTAAAGTTATGCGAAATACCCCCTGATTCTTTGAAATCGGCATGGGAATGTTTTACTCATCTTTTAGCGTTTTATAAGCTAAAGAACAACATTTAAAGGGTGGTTAAGCCGTCAAACAAGGATGCAACAATCTAACGGTTTTACGGCTTTCTCGTTAGTTGGTAGTAGTTGCCAAATTGTCACCCCTCAAATGCCTTGTAGCTCAGACGGTAGAGCAGCAGACTGTTAATCTGTTGGTCGCTGGTTCGACCCCAGCCAAGGCAGCCAAGTTGCATAAAAACAACAATATATTAGGACTTTCCCTAGTATGTGTTGCATTTAATGTTAAGTGGGCTTAATATGAACGTACTGCAATAACGCAGTGAGTAAATAGGAGAAACAAAATGGAAACAACAGAAATCAACTATGACGGCATTACTTTATTAGTCGAGTACGACTTTGAAGATGCAGACCACAGCGTAGGTTATGACGGTGGCGTTCAAATTTACAGCATCCAACATGCTGGCGTAGAAATCCAAGAAATTATGTCTAAATCAACTATTGAATCAATAGCTAACGAAATTGCATCGGGGTACTAATCATGGCTGATATTTTAAAAGGTATGTTTTTAGGTGTGTGTTTTATGTTGCCAGTAGTTTTGTGGGCGTTTCAAATCAT